TCCATCTGCTAAGACAGTAGCAACACCGCGAGTCTGCACCCATCCGTAATAATTTACGGTAAACGATATTGGAGTAACACCGCAAACCACATAATCTGTGGCACTTGCACCAATAAGGTTGTTCCATAAGTTACCCGTAACGGCCACATCAGTAGCAGTAGTTACAGCCACTTTTAAACCGTCATACAAAGTAAATGTAACTGCATTTGAACTTGCAGCAGTGCTTGACTTAATACGATACTGAAAGCCTTCACCAGCATCATCGGTCGTGTGAAGATAACCGCCAGCATACTGATCTTTTGTGGCCGATCCAACAGTACCCGAATCGGTATATGTAACTTCAGTAGCACCAGCCGCTGCTGCCGTTAGCTTGTTATCGCTCTCAACAATAGCTGATACTGAAAGGTCTTGCGAAGTAAGCAATCCCTGTGCAGTAGCTGTGCTAAAATACGCATAACGAAACACACGACCATCAGACAACTCTAACTTTTCACCAACTCTGTGTTTGGGCGTAGACGATTCTTCGTAGATGCTTTGACCGCCATCTCCTCCAATTCGATCCAACCCGTAGTTGGCATTGTCTATCCTACTCATTGTTCATTCTCCTTTGTCCTTTTCTTCGGACTCAAAAGGCTCATTGGCTTGAACCTTGGAATTAACTATTAACTGATACCAGTAATAACACCCTGGCGACGACGATTGTTCGTAACTACTTGCAGGCCAACGGTTATGAAGGCTACCTTGGCCAACTGATTTGAATTTTCGCGGAATGGAGTCTTGCTAAAATTCATGCCTGACTGCATGTGCATCTTCAAGTAATTGGTATTGAAGAAATACATGCGACCCGATCCGCAGTCACGGTCATACTGCACCGGAATACCACGAAACGACGGCAAACGACCATCTACACCTGGTGAATCGTTACCCGAAAGACGCTGATAACCAGTGCCTTCAAATATCTCTTCAAACGAAGCATAAATGGAATTTGTGGTAAATATGTTTGTAGGCTGTTCATTGCCTTCAGACGTTGCATTCCAAAGGTTAGCCATACGAATCATACCTTCATAAAAGTTTGTTCCGGTAATTGTCTTAAATGACGTATCGCCAGAAGCATCTTCCGTTTTGTTTTTCCACCACGTATTGCCAGCTACCGTGATACCACCCAACGTAGTTGGAGTAGTTCCTGGTGCATCAGCAATGATGTCTTGAAAACCTAACGGAGCTTTACCTGTCTGAGCAGAATAAAGCGAAGAGTTAATCTGATCGCGCAAGGTCAACATACTCTGACGAGTTTTGGCCTCTAACAGCGACATTGCTGCTTCGCGTTTGCGGTTTTCTTGCTCTTCGGTAAAATTAATCGTAATAGGCACTGCAGCGTATCTAAATGGATAGAACGCGGCTGTAATTCCGTCTACCGCATCGGTATTTAGAACGTCATATCCCGAGAAATATTGCGCCGAGTTACCAGCATACAAAATATCTGCTTGAATTTCTTTGCCACCATTGTCGGTGACTAATGCTCCACCAGAGCGGAACATGTCTAAAGTTGGGTATGCGTCAAAGAAGTTATCGGTCAACTCTTTGCGTTTGGCTCGCATCGTAAGCGTCCAGGCGGCATCCCAATTTTCT